CAGATACTTTGGCAATCCATGCCAAGAGTTTTGAGTTGTATCGAAAATAACTGCACGATTATACACATTGTCCACCAACTTGTCAAGTGTCTTGGGTTGATTTGTTTCAAAATCATTTGACCATAGTTCAAGTCCACCACCCCATTCAGGATTCCAATTTGGTGTCATATAAATGATGATGTTGAGTTTGCGTTGTTCATCTAGCTTTGGATGAATGTTATAGTCTAAATGGACATTAAGATTTCCTCCGGGACCATGCATATGCCATCCACCACCGTTTAGTCCTACGTCCATCCAAATATGTGGATCATCAACAAGATAACCCATAGCGGTAGTAAAGTAATCACGAGATAGAAAGGTGAATGCTTGATACGTCATTTTGGGAAATCTATCCCACTTATTAAAACATTTCTTATTCTCTATGGCATTATCATAGAAACCAAGTTCTGGATCATTATAATCTGGAAACTCATTTGAAATTTGTTCTGCTACCTCTGGTAGAAAAAAGTTATCAATAACAACATGATTGAAGGGTGTTGCATATTGAAATTCTCTTTTAACATCTGACCAATTTATTTCACGAATCAAATTATTCATTCTTATATGCTCTCAAAGTCTGCTGTGAATCGTCATACTGGTAATCATAGTTGTAATGTTTCTTCATATACTTTGGAAAGAAATCACGCATTAGATAATCCATCTCTCTAAACGCATTGTCCTTATCATACCAACTTGTCTCTGGTCTCATATGCCTGGCATGAACTTCATGGACAACATGTGCAGTGCCGCCAAATAGATGACAAAGTATTTTATCAATACCCCATTCAGATTCATTATAATCATACTCTCTTAGAAAATGTAGAAACTTTCTAAAGATATCGTTTCTAAAGAATGGAATACCTGACTCAATAAAAGTTGTTTCTGTGAATATAAATTCTGGATTATGAACTAGACACGGAAAGGTTTGAAATGAGGTTGTTGCTTGTTGAAAGAATCTAAAGTCAAATTGTCTTGCTAGTTCTAATGAACGATTGACAGAACGGATATCTGTAGCATAGTCGTCATCCCAACAACCAATATAGTCATAGTTTTCCCACTTAATCATATCAGCAATCTGAGGAATAAGTTTATACTTATATCCCTTCTTACGAATGATCATATCATATGTGCCTGGTTCAGGTTCAAAATCTTCATTGAAAACTACAACGCAGGTATCATATGTGCGTTCTGAATGAGCCATGCGCCAATGCTTACCCTTTTCATAATCATCATGTTCAAGTATGTTACACCCTGTAGGTGAAATAATTAGCGCCCTGTTTGCCATTGTTTATTACTCCCTTATACACATGTTTGCCAAACCAATTTAGAAAACGTTCACGATCAAAGAACTTTGTAAGTTCATCATTCGGGAATACAGGCTGCATATACATCTCTTCATATAATTTTGGATTGTTGTCTAGTTCGACAACAGCATCCCAAAATGTATCATCATCTTGGAAATCATGCCAATTCAGAAATGCTTTACGATTAAACTCTATTGCTGCTGTCGGACTACCCCAGTAAAGCGGAAGAGTCTTAGCACATAATGCTTCAAGTAGTTTCTCTGTAGCATATCCAGGATAGGAAGAGTTTTCAAATGTAATGTTGAATTTAAAGTTATTCATAAAGTTAACTTTATCAACTGGCGTTCCACCAAGAGGTCCACCGATATTATTCAAAAATTTACCTGCTGAACCACACTCTTTATATGCAGAACATTTTTGATAAAACTTGTTTCTCTTTTCACAATGAGGATTGTTTACCAAAAACGATGCAAACTTTTTGTCAACTTTTAAGTCCTGAGGTGATCGATGCCTATTCTCATACAACTTATGATCAAAGTTATATAGAACATATATTGGAAGTCTAAAGCATCTTTCATCTTCAATATGATCGAATGTGATTGAATAATGACAATGATAATCCCATGGACGTTCATTCTCACCAGTAAAGAAAATCTTTATGCAGTTCTTGTCATTGTATTTAACATTATCATTACCAAAGTTTCTATCACCAAAGATAAGATAGTCAGGATTATCATTATCAATAACAATTTCATATCTTGTCTTGAATGCTTCTAGAAAATAGTTAGCAATGCTAGGAAGGGTATCAATAAAACCTATTCTCAATACATCCATTATCAATCATCCTCATATTTGCCCAGTGGAGCAATCCAACCTTCAACGCCAACCTTGGGAAGATCAACGTTCTTATATGTATGTAGTCGCTTCCAATAAGCATGTTCTGCATCAATGCCAAAATTGACACAATCCTCAAACATCAAAGGAAGAGCATTAATATATGTATCCATTAGATTATAGTCCCAATGAACTAGTCTTGTTCCGTATGCTTTAAAAGCACCAGTTTGCTCTCTACGTTCTACAGGCATATAAGAGTCAACACTTGTATTGTGAACAAAAGCATTTGCAAATCTGTCATCATGTAAAATGAAATTGTCGTTTAACTTGTATCTACCAGAAATCTTATATGCTCTGAGAGCAGTAATCTTATCTCTGATATTTTCATTGAACCAGTTCATTGTGATGATTGTCGAAAACAATTCTGTTGCTGAAGTTAGTGCTGCACTGGACAACTGTTGTATTGTTGGATTCTGACCAGTATATACGATGGTGACACCTTCACTACCTATGAAATCGATATACTTTTGATCCATTGGTTCTGTAGATGTGTCGTGTAGAATTTTAAGACTTCTAGGACAATACTTATCTATTGAATAGATTGTTTCTAGTGTTTGTGCAAATCTAACCTTAGGTGAATAGACATTCTTTACTTTAGCATTCAGACAACTACTAATAAAGAACACACCATCATAATGATCAATCGTTTCCATATTTTCTCTCAATTTCTGCTTTCAATGAAGGAATCCTATCCCATTGATGAACAATGCAAAATTCCCTACCATCTTCATTCGTTACAGATGCACCATTGATAATTGGTTGAGCATCTTGATACAACTTTATATATTCATCCATCAGAGAAGGATTCTGTAGAACAGACATACCAATATCACCAGCACCTGATTCGATAGCACCTTTAGTAACACCCAACTGTGCTGCCCATCCTAACTTGTTTGTTGCGACAAGCACCTCATCTTTAAATGGAACTTGATTGATAAGAAAGTTAAATACTGCTTGATCGACGATGGGAATAGGACGATTGATAGACTGCTGGAATAGCATTAGAATAAAATCTCTAACATCTTCATAATAACCTGAGATAGTTCCTACGTTACAAATAAGATACTCCTGAAATATCTGGTAAAGATAATCACCAAATGTTTCTTTCATGTTCTGTCTACCCCAAGGTTCATCTTTGTATAGAAGACCTTCAGACGAAGCAATGAGTGATCTACCAAACATGTGCTTTTCTAGAAATGGAGATGGATCTTGTTGGAAGATAACGTCTCTGGTATCGGTCACAGTGACAAAACGATAGTCAGGATTATTCCTAAGATAATCCCAGATATAGATAAATCTTTCTACATGAGGAGCATTCTTACTATCATTGACTAACCCAGTTTCTGTCTTACGACCATATGCATGGATCTTAACGTCTTTTGATGATAGTATCTCTAATGTTTTGATATCGATGTTGGTAGCAACAAGAACAATATCACCCTTGAATCCTGTTGCTTTGATAGAGTTAACCCAATACTTTACTTTGTTCCAGTCATAGTTGCTGGCTCCACCTATAATCAAGTCTTTCGCCATGGATAGTTCCCTCCATAATATGATTCTTGTGTTTTGTTACCCTCGATAAAGAACTGTGCGGATACTGAATTTGGATTTCCATCTAGTCTATAACAAAGAGTGTATTTGCCGTTCGTGTCGTATTTAGCATGATCTTTTACAGCATAGTAATAACGTCTATCTTCACCCCATGCACCAGAGTGCCATAGATGACAAGTCTTTTGAATGAACTCTCTTTTAAAGAGATATGATGATGTGTCTACTAGATACTGATTTCCATACTGTGATCTACGAGAAAGAAAGATAGGCCATTTGCCTAGACTTTCACATTCATCGTTACATACAAATGTCTTATTAGGATTAAAGACTTTTCTCAAGGAGAAGGCAAAGTCCAGATTGTTCTTTTCTATAGTCTCAACAAGCGTCTGAATATGATCTGGTTCATACCAGTTATCTTCATCTAGAAATGCAATGTAATCTGAATTGACTAGATGTGGATACGCAGCATAGATGCGCTGACCGTTGAAACCATTGGCGCCTGTATTCTCTGGTGTGACATACATATGTGTAATTTCATCAAGTATTGGAATATTTTTCGTTGCTTCTTTCCAATGTTCAGGTCCATCAACCACAACCACATGCTTACACTTGTAAGTCTGATTTCTAACTGATCTAGCACAATCTAATAGTTTAGGAGAACCAACTGTAGGAGTAATAATTGTTACGGGTTTTTCAATCACTAGATTCATGGTAACCTCATTTGTAAACGGGGAGGGATGACCCCTCCCCAACAAACCTCATGATGCGCCGTAGCGTTGAGGTTCTGATCAATTTTTATTTAGTGGTCTTTGGAGTCATTGCATCCGAGACTTTCTGTAATCCTTCAGCCCAGATTTTACCACTCTCCGTGAGTAGTTGCTTTGTCGTCTCCTGGATACCGAACGGATCCATGATGTCGATCTTCTTTGGTTTCGCCTCTTCTGGAATAAAGCGTTCCAAAAAGATTTTGAGCATACCGTTAGCAAGTTCCGCATTCTTGACCTCCACTGAATCCGCAATGGTGAACTTTCTTGTAAATGCACGATTAGCAATACCCTTGTGAAGGTAATCGCCTTCTTCGGTCTCGGTATTACCAGTAATCGTTAGCACACCATTCTTTAGTTCAATGTCAAGATTGTGCTTGCCAAATCCTGCTACAGCCATTTCGATGATGTAATGTTCCTCATCAATCTTTTTTACATTATATGGTGGATAAGCAGGGATCTTAGGTAGGTATTCGTTTGCCTCTGCGATCTGTCTTAGCACCTGATCAAAGCCGATAGCGCCCTTTGATATATCATTAGCGAATGTGAACGGATCAAACCAGAAGCGGTCTGTTGAACGATTATTATTTCCCATTTGTTTCTCCTATAGTTAGCGAGAAGTAAGGAATGATACCTTTCTTGGCACCATTCTCGTAGCATTATATAGTAAACTTTGCACGGTTGTCAAGTGTTTAATTGTTCTTTAAATTCCTGAAAGACAGAATTTCCTTTAGGATCTACATCAGGTAATAGTTGAATTGCTTCCAATAGTGTAGGAGCGTTGATAGCACTTCTTAGAGTTGATCTATAAATTTTATACGCATCAATTTGTTCCTGTGTCATGTGTTCTGTGGCATCATTTGCTTGCGTATAATCTGTTCTGGCAAGTTCTCTAACGATGGTGGAATTGAGAATATTTTTAACGTTCTCAAAGGTAGATTGCATTTCAGCATCATAATCAACTAGAATGTATTCTATTTTTCCTGTTTCTAGGTTTATCTTAAAAGAACTCATATTTTCTAAAGGAGCATCAACAATTAGTATTGACTGACCAGATTCAATCAAACTTTCTATATGTCTT